AATGTACTCCTATTCATTGAGGTTAAATTGCAAAACTTAGAAACCCGTTAGGCTATCCCTAGCGGGTTTTTTTGTGCTTGACATAGTATGCGATAAATCTTATTTGTTATATGTGCGGATTGTTTAGCACGTTCAGGACTGTGGTTTCCCTCTACGTTTACCTTAGTGACGATACCTCAAAACAATCTGCACACCAACTTTAACAAAGACTTGGAGGTCACAATGACAAAAAAATACGATTGGGAAATAAAACAAGATAAGCAACGCAAGCTTAGAAAAAAAGGTCAAGAAGCCCTTACCCTTGAACAAATACAAGCGGTCCACGATACTTACGAAGCTTTGAACAGCGCTATGATTAGTATTAGAGATTTAAATGATCTCGCATTATCTGAAATAAAAGCGTTAGACGAGGCTTGTTGCGACTTGCATCGTGAGTTTATTTCGCAAATTTAATTTAAGGAGGGAAGACTAATGGAAGATGAGTATGTTTATGATCGTGATTGTAAGGATTGCGGAGCTAAAACTTGTGCAGAAAAAGCTTTTTTTTACAATGATGAAACTTTTTGTGAGGACTGTTGTCCCGAGGGGTATGGCGAATGATTAATCCCACAGAAAAAAAGAGGCGTGGGTATCTCATGCATTTTGAAGAAGGAGCTGAGGACGCTCTTATATATCAACAGATGAATGAGGACAAAACCTCTTCTGCCTATTATAGACGAGGCTATGAGTTTGGGATGAGAGTTCATCTTAAAATAAGGAGTATCAAATGAACGCTCAAAATAAAACCCATGCCGTTATGTCTCAACGACATGAGAAAAAGGATAGTCTCGATTACTTTCCTACCCCGCCTTGGGCTACGCGAGCTCTCTTTCATTCAGTCATCTTACCCATGGGTATCATTCATTATAATAATCGTGTATTAGAGCCAGCTTGCGGTGGTGGACACATGGTTAAGGTCCTTCAAGAGTATTTTGATAAGGTCGAATCATGTGACATAGCCGATTATGGCCAAGATCGTATTGCAGATTTTTTGTCTAAAGATGTAGAAGAAGAATACGATTTTATTATTACTAACCCACCTTTTAACTTAGCTGAAGAATTTGTCCTCAAAGCGTTGCCCATGGCTCGCAAACTTGTCGCAATCTTCGCTCGAACTCAATTTATGGAAGGAATAGGTCGCTATGAAAGATTATTTAAACCAAATCCGCCAACGATTATCGCTCAATTTTGCGAGCGAGTACCAATCGTTAAAGGCCGTTTGTCTGCAACTGCTTCAACAGCTACAAGCTACGCTTGGTTCCTATGGCGAACAGATCAAAAAAATGATCAAACAAGCTTGGTCTGGATACCGCCGTCAAGACGTATCTTTGAAAAAAACGCAGACTATGGACAAAGTGTGGAAGCTCCACATTCTCGACCCACGGGTCACGCCCCACAAACAGACCTTTTTGGAAAAACTGAAGGAGATAATTAAATGAATGATGAAAAAAATGATTGGATTAATATTCACGAAATGCCATTATGGGCTGAGGCTATTCTAGAAATAGAAGGCCTTGTCAATGAAGAAGTCTCACGTCTCAAAAAGAAAGATGATGCTAAAACAGCTGCTTTGTTGATGAAAAGTCTTACTGTTATTAAACGAGGGTATTGATGAATAAAAAAGAAGCTTTTGAAAAAGGTCAGGATCTTAACTCTTGTAAAGAATGTGGCCAAAAACTTAAAATAGTAAAACATATTAGGCATAGACAAAAATTATGTCCCGATTGTCGTGGTTTTCGGACCTCCGGCAGTCAGGCTATTCGTGATGTAACCGAAAACCTTAAAAAACGAAATGCAAAGCTTGTCGATGACGATGATTGGTCAACTCAAGACGATCCAAGAGCATTAAAAGAAAAAGAATATGGCCGAGTAATTCGAGTCTCACACGCCTCAGCTCGAGAAACAACTCTTAGCGAACTCTTTTAATGGCCGAACTTATATGTAACCTACCCGCTCAAAAAGTATTTGTGAGAAAAGAATATCTCCGTGATCTGCAAGATGGTCACGGCGAGTTCGTTCAAGGTGTTTGGATATCAGCTAAATCTATTCCTGGAAGAGCCTTTTACTTTGAGACTTATCTGCCTGAATACGGGGCTTTGTTCGATAAGTTACCCATTAGTGCCTTTGTCTCACGTCCCACGGCTCCCGAGCCGGATATGCCCCTTAATAACCTACAATTCTGGAACTGTATGGATTATGGTGTTACAGCAATCTGTAAACAGTTTATAGGGTCTATGGATTTTGAAGTGCTGACTAGAGATTTTGGAATACAAAAAGGTGTTTATATCGCTACCCTAGATAATTATCACGCCGATGTTAATTCAATAGATTATAGTACAGCTGAAACGCCTGAAGAACATAAATCCTTTAATCTGCTTCAGCTCAATAATGGACAGTTCTGTTTGTATCCTAATAATAGGATGAGAGTTTATGATAATAGTCTCACGCCTCACGAGCCAAAGATGCCTGATTTTAAAGTTAGTACTATTGAGTATCAAGTTGAGAATGGAAACAATACGAGACTTGGAGATACTGACGAATACTTCTGGAAAACGAAACAAGAAAAATAGTTACATTTGTTAATCTCCTTTATATATAGAGCTGAAAATAAAAAAAATATTTTTTGTTAAATATAGGTGTAACAGGTGTAAAATATGTAACACATACCTGTAACCCTTAGTACATAAGGGTTTTAGTGTTACATATTTCGTTACATATTTGATTTCAAAAATGTAACATCACAGTATTAGATCGATTTTGGCCTTACTAAGGCCGAAAAAGTTTTTTGCAAAAAAATATTTTCTGCTGTATATATAAAGAATGAATAAATTAAAGCCTTTGAAAAAGGGTCGAGGAAGACCTAAAGCTGACCTACATAGTAAGCTAACTAGAAAACAAGAGAAATTTGTAAAAGAGCTTGTTTCTAATGATGGAATGATAACTTTGAGAGAGGCCGCAATCAATGCGGGCTATCCAGCTTCTTCAGCTCATACCCGAGCTTATGAAATGACCAACCCTGAAATCTGTCCACACATTTGTCGAGCTATTCAAGCTTATCGAGATGAGTTAGATGAAAAGTATGGTATTAATTTTAAAAGACATTTACGAGATTTACAAAGAATAAGAGATTTGGCCATAGAAAATGGAGCTTATTCAGCCGCAGTACAAGCTGAGTATAGAAGAGGTCAGGCTAATGGTAATATTTATATTAATAAATCTGAAATACGACATGGAACCATAGATAGTATGTCTAAGGAAGAAGTTCTTAAAGCTTTGAAGGAACTTAAAGAAAATGAACCGAGATACGCTAAAGAAGTTATTGAACACGAGGACAACAAATCCGATAAAGAAGGAAGCGGGTCTGTACGAACAATTAAAGAGAGCCTCACTACAATACAGTAAACCCATAAGACTTAGTAGAATAGAAAACTGGATGACCCTTGGCCTTCCGGATTTACTTATTTGTGACCACAACCATAAATTTCATTTTGTAGAATTAAAATATGTAAAGTTTAATGCAGTTAATTTAAGCCCTCAGCAAATTAGTTGGATTACCCTACATAAGGGAGCTTCCGTTTGGATATTAGTTAAAAGCACTAAAGGCCTTCACCTTTATAGAGCTGACCAAGCCATAGAGCTGAAAGAACAAGGAATAAAATTAGAACCACATTACTTTTGTCCTGAGCCTTTTGATTGGCAAAAAACTTTTGACTTGATCTTATAGAAAAAATCGCATATCGTTATTTCAACTTAAACAAATAGCTTGGAGGCTAGATATGACTAAATTCAAAACTAATATTCCAAAGGATTTTGGAAACGAGTATAAAGACAAGCATTGTTACACTCCCGTATATGATGAGGAACAAGGCTATAGAGTGGCTAAGGTTACTTATAATGAAACTGGTTACCGACCTTTGGGTAAAGCTAATCCAAATGACCCGCATGAATTAGATAAATTTTGTGGAACTTACGAGCATTGTAGACAAGTGTGCGATAATTTTAATAAACATATTAACGTCAGCCGTGACTTAGAAAAGAAATTAGTTTGGCTTTCTATGGAATTGCAAAAGGACTTAGAAGATTTGCAAATAGAAGTTGTGGGAGGACAATAATGTTTAAAATAACAAT